GTCATACTTAAACGTCTCAGGCTCCTCACGAAAGATTGTGCGGTTTGCCATACTGTCGATCAGTAAGCTCATGGCTTCGATCCACTCAGTAAGTTGAGCATCGAAAGAGTCATCGATCGTCTTGATCAAATAGTTTTCGACTGCTGTTTTATCTGTGTATTGTATCGGTTCCATATGCTTAGTAGATCATTATTCTGCGGAATACCGTAGAAGTGTTATCGAGGAAATAAAGCCAGTCTATATCATCGCCTGAGCCTGTGGTGTAAGTAGCTGAGAACATCTTATCTCCGATCACCGCGACACCATCAGGGTATAGATCAGTGTTGAATGGAAGCAAAATGTTTCCAGGTACATCGAGGTAGAAGAAGCGACCTGTTGCATCTTTCTTGATGTAGATTTTTCCATCAGAGTGATCATAAGAAGAGCCTGACGAAAATGTCTCTTGTGCTCGAATATATGCCACGTTAGCCCATGCGCCTGCTCCTGCTGTACCGCCTGCAATATCGAAACGATCAAGCGTTGCTGATCCACCACGGAATGAGTAGATATATCGTCCGTCCTGTATGTTGTTTTCATCTGACCAGGAAGCATTTTGTGTCTTCCCCACCCAGTTTGCTGACATACCTGCAATCGGAGCACCTGCTCGTGCAGTAGTAGGAGCCATCGCTGTCCATGTGTTTGCTGAGATCGAGTATCGATACATCGTCACTGCGTTGTTTCCGAGAAGATACATGTAGTCATCATTTCCCTCGATCGCGTATGTAGAAGTCGCGTCAGGGTTTACCGTCCAGGCTGATGACACTGTGATCACGGTTCCTGTGTTGCTTGCGATCGTTCTGATCTGACCTTTACCAGTACCGCCAGTGATGCGGATTTGATAGTTTGTCCATTGATTTGTCGCCCATGCCTTGCCACTGTTTGTGAGAGTAGAGCCTGCGCCTGCAGTAGCCGTACCAGTAGCGAATGCTCCAACGTATGCAGGGGTTGCAACAAGCTTGCCGTCAGTTCCCCAAGTAGCAGGGAGGTTTGTAGTACCGAGTGATGTAACTGTACCAGTAAGCACATCGTATGATTTGAAAATACCTGATGCGATTGTACCTGCGTTCATGATGTAGTAGACACCTGTGTCGATTTTGAATGTGTCTGTGTTCGCCACTGCAACGCCAAGAGGTGCGCTGAGTACGATCGTAGATGTACCGCCAGGCACGACACTCACGCGGAGTACAGTTGCCTCATTTCCTGCGTTTGCTCCTGTAAGGAAGCGAACTGTGCGCCCTACAGCCATGCTTGAAATATTTGCGGTTGTTGTGATCGTGGTAGTAGTACCGCCGTTTGCAGTGATCGTGTTGCTCCATGCTCCCCACGCGCCACATGCGCCTGCTCCGAACGTACCTGCGAGAGCCATAGATGGAATTTGCACCCATGCGTCCTCATCGATGTGGTAGAGATATTGCAATACTGCACTGAGTACGAGCATCGCAGTTTTGCGAAGTCCTACAGGGTCTTTCAAGATGAAAGAGCCTGCGACTGAGGCTGATGGTGCAGGAGTCATCATCTGAAACTCCTTGCGATGTAAAATTCTCTTGTTGTTTTGCGTTGTCATATATAAAAATATTATCCCACTACATTGTTAATATTCGCAAGTGTGGCGACCACGTTCTGATCGTTTCCTACCATACCTCTCGCGCTCAGGGTACCGAGCAACGTCTGATCAGAGATCGCGGTACTTGCTAGAGTCACGGCTCCTGAGATCGGCACTGTCGCTGTAGGCGTGACACGGAGATCACCCACTAAACCGCGCACCGATGGCAAGAAGTCGAGTCGAGCGATCAGCTCATAGAGAGCATCGACAAGGTTGTCCGATGCAGGTGCAACGTCCTTGTCATCGTAGTAAATAAGAAGCTCATCGTCCGATGACATTCCTGCAAGTGAAGTGTCGAGAGTCAGCACGTTGTTTGACACGGTACCGCCCTGACCAGGCTGAGCGAAGTTGTAGATGATTTGATTTGTGGTGACGTTCACGATCAAAAGAACTGCACTGAGATCAATAGATGATCGATCAGCGAAAGTGATCTGTGAGTTTCCTTGATCAAAAATATAGTTGTCTACTTTGATTTTCATAAAAATATTATACCACTAAAGAGCGATTGAGAGAGCGACTGCAGTACCAAAATCTGCTTTTGGTGCGACCGCGTTTGCAATAGCATTCGCTTGTGCAGTGCTCACAGGTTTATCGCTGTCAGCAGTGTTGTTCACGTTACCGAGTCCGACCTGTGACTTCGTTACGCCGTGAGGGTTATCTGTTGCATTCTCGTGTGCAGTGAGTGCGCTTGCATCTGCCTTTGATGCCACTTCAGCATCGTTCGATGCGATGTAAGCATCGAGATCGCCTTGATCTGCTTTGAGATCGAGAGCTGTTTGCTGTGCGGTAGAGACAGGCTTGTTCGCGTCTGAGGTATTGTCTACGTTGCCGAGTCCGATGTGAGTCTTATTGATCGTGATCACGCCCTGCATGCCGTTTACGGACACCACAGCGTTCGAGTTGATAGACTTCTGCCACACTGAGCCACTGTGTACGAGCCAGTCGCCAGGCAAGAGAGTGATCGCTCCTGATCCATAGTCGCGAGTACCGCCTACGCTTACAAGGTACACATCACCTGCGCCTCCTGTGCCATCTGAGAGAGCAGGGGAGTTTGTAGAAACGTCATGCACGCCCTTGAACTCCATGACCGTACTAGGGAGCTGAGATGCAGGAACTTTCCCACCTGAGTCGAGAGTAGCGACACCGTTCTGCGCGCCCTTTTCAGTGACGTTGATCTTCGCATTGAGATCACCTGGCAAGTTTGATCCTATGCCGAAGAACGCGCGGATCGATGCGAGCGTTGTTTTGAATGATGACCCTGCGAGACTGTGAGTTGTATCAGAGGGGAGCACAACATGCACGATGTCTGCATCGTGTAGTGAGGGTGCTGTAGTTAAGTCTGTGACTTTCTTCTTTGTTGCCATAAATAAATAATATCATTTTTTACGCACTCAGGACGAATTGAGTGCCGTCTTGCACAGCGAGAAAGTCGCCTTTTTGAGTTGTCTCGATCACGAAGTCTGTCGTGTAGAGAGAAGTAGGATCAGGCGCGTCTTCGATGCCGATGTCTTTCACATCAGTAGGTTTGTCACCATCAAGAATAGGATCAGTCTTGTTGCTGAATGGTGATGCTTTGTCCTTGAATACTTGTGATGTGTCTGTTGCCATACTTGTTTTTATAGAAGAGCTGATCGTTGAGGATCAGCCCCTCTAAAAGACAATTATGTCTTAGGCTTAAAGCTCGAAGTGAGCAAAAAGTCTTTCGAGAACTTCGGCACGAGTGCCTGTGTTATCGATCCCAAGTCCTCCTGCCATCTCCTTGACCGCTTCCGCGTTCAATTTGTTGAGGGCTGACTTAGTAGGCTTTTCAGTCGTGTCATCTGAGTCAGAAGTATCGGAGTCGTCTTCTGTCTCATTTGAAGCCTTACCCACGATCTTGAAAGCGTTAGCCTCCATGCCGTACTCATTGAAGAAATCAATGGCTACGTTCGCCTTTTTAGCGTTCGCAAGGTTCGTAAACCCTGAGAGTCCATAGCGTCCATTGTGAACGCTGATGATCTTTGCGAATTGGCGGTTTGCACTTTCAATGATCTGTCCGACTTTATAGGTGAGCTGTTTGCTCATAGCCTATTAAGAAGGGTTTACGAGGGCTGAGATAACTGTTGCGATCGTACCAGTGTAGAATGCTCCGTTATCATTCTCACGAACATACGATGCCACTCTTCGGCGAAGCTTCACAGAAAGAATGTCTTTTGCGAAGTCTGTACCGTCAGAGTTAGTCATTTCAATTTCCACACCGCCCTTTGTACCGATGTGAAGTTTGCGGAAGTCTCCTACAAGGAACTTACCTGCAGGGATACCAGTGTTTTCAATAACACGAGCACCCTTGATCAAGTTGCCGTCCACACTTCGGAAAGGAGGAAGAACATATTGACCGTTGTCGTCCTTTGTAAGATCAAGCGCATCTGCGTCAGTAGGGTTCAAAAGAACGTAGTTTGCCATGAACTTACCCTTGCCTGCGACTGCGATCTTTGTCATAGCGACACGGATCACATCGTAGAGGTTAGCCTTAGCAACACGCTTTGTACCCACTGCAGTAGCATCAAGCACTACGGCTGAAGTGATAACACCTTTCAAGTGTTCACCTGTACCGATACCGTTGATCAATTCGTAGTCAGTGAGGATATTTACATCTTCAGCGAGCCATGACTTGATCGCACTTACGAGCTGAGGAGCATCTTGTAGAATTTCTACAGAGTGCTTGTTCATAACTGTAAGCTTCTTCAAAGGTGCCTTGAACTCCTGGAAAAGAAAATCTTTCTCAGGGATAGTTGCAAGCTCAGCAGTTGCAAGAGGCGCACCTGACTCAGTAACACACTCCACATATGAGAGAGCGTCTGCAGTCATGTTCGGAGTAACATCAGCGATGCTTTCTACGAAGATGGCGCGTACTGGATCACGAGTGATCTCAGTAACTACATCGGGCTGAATGACATCACCTGTGAGGTTATTAAGCTCAGAGGTAGACTTGATGCTGAATGAGAACGTATTGCGCTGACGTTCAGCAAGAGACTTGATACCACTCTTTACCGCTTCGACATCGAATGAAGCCTTTACAGCCTCACCAGAGCCGACCTTTGTGTGCTTCTTAGCACTTTCACCGATGCTCTTGAAAAGACCATCGATCGCTTCCGTTGCCTTGATACGAGACTCACCGAGTCCCTTTTCAGCAGACGCAAGCACTTCTGCAGATGCCTTTGCAAGCATCTTTGATACTTCTTCAGTACCAGTGTCTTCCGTAACCTCTACCGCTTCGGTATCGGTTTCAGGCTTCTCTTCAAGTGCGCCGTCAGCGTCACGAGTCAAGATACCTTTCTGATCGCAGTAGAAAGACTTACCTGCGACAGTGATGAAAAACTTTTTCATAATGATGAATAAAAGTTATTCTAATAATGTTTTGGCGGTTCCCATTTCAGGGGTAGAGTTTTATAACCGACTTCACGAGTTGTATGTAAATTGTACTACACTTTGAGTCTTCGCAGTGCCTTGTTCAATGACTCACGAGCTTTGAGATGATGAATGACTGCATTGTTCTCAGCGATCTTGATCACGAGATCAATCGCTTCCTTTGCTTCGAGTGTCTTAGCCTTTGCGTCTTCGACAGTCACCTCCTTTGCGAGAGCCTGGCGATTTGATCCGATGCCTACGAGTGAGCATTCCATAAGTTCACAGTCATAGAGTACGAAGACATCTTTGTGTTCATCGTATTCCACGCGATGCGGAATGAAGCCGACAGATACGGCGTTCATGAAGCCACCCTCTACCATCTTGAATGCGAGATCAGCTTGATCGTAAATATCAGTTGCAAATTCTGCAGTGCAGATCATAAGCTCTTCACCTGCATTGTCAGGATCACTCTCGAACTTCAGTGTCTCAGGGAGCCACTTACCGATCGGGAACTCATCTGATCGATGCTGTAGGAAGAACATCGGAGACTTGATGAAGTAGTCGAGTATCCATGACTTCTGATCGATCACGTCACCGTGGCGATCTACGTTTGAAGAAGACATCACGAATGTGACCTGTTTCTTTTCGACATCAATAGAGATCGCCTTGCGCGCGATCTGAACTTCAAGCTTCTTGCCGATCATCTCGACAGCTTTGTTCTTTTTTTCTGTAAGCAATTCTTGTGCCGACTTTTTCATATGATTATTATATCGCATGTTAGATCGCAGGAGCAATCACACATCTGCAGTTAATTGATGATTGACCTGGATAACTTTCACCGTTGGGGAAAACTCCGTTTGTGTCCACGATGATGCCGTTGTTGATCTGATGCTCTTCGCGTACTTTGCCATCGCCTGCAGTGATCCACTCCTTACCTGTGACGATCGCTGACTGGCTGTAAGCTTCTTGCGTTGCTTCAGATACCAGGCGACCTGTCTCAGTTCGGGCAATAGTGTTCGATCGAGCGACAGACATGTCATCAAAGTATTCGCGGATACTGCGACCGATCTCTGGTACGCCTGCACCCTCTTTCATACCCTCCACGATGATCTCTTTCAGACCGTCATAGTCAGTATTGAGCATGCTCTGAATGAAGAACTGTGCGCGATCTGCGAGCTTTTTCTTAGCTTCCTCGCTTGTGAGAAACGCCTCAGAAGCCTTTGCAGGGAAGCCATCAGCCACGTTCTGCATAGTCTCCTCGCCTACCTTTGCGTACATGTTCAGCATCAAAGGCTCGAATATAGCCTTTGCTTCCACAAGCTCAGCAGATACATCGAAGAATGTAGTGCTGTTGATCCCAAAGTCTTCGAGATGCTTCACGATGCGCTTAATAAAGCCATCGTTGTACACAGTGATCGTGTCCTTGAATATCTTTGCTTTCTTGTCCACGTTCTTGTTGTACGCCTTGATGTACTGCTCTTTGAGAGGCTGTGTATTAAATACCGAGTTGCGAGAACGCTTGACACTCTTCTCCGCCTCGATCAATTTTGTTGTCGCTTCGATCGCCTTAAACTTCTTCACGAGCACAGGACGTGATCGCAAAATTTGACGTGCAATCTTTCGCAACGCTTTTCGTTTGAGTGAAAGCTGAAGAGGCATACCCATGCCAGGAGAGAGAACGTCACCGCCCTCGATCGCATCGTATGACATGAGTGATCGAGCTTCATCGATTGTGATGATGCCTTTGTCTTTGAGTTCAGTTGCTTCTTTGAGTAGCATCTCGCGATCTTCATTGACAGGGTTCTCATAAGTCACGAAACGATCTTGATCCATGCCGTTCAAAAACTTGTTATTGATCACATCATGAAACGCATCGAGTACAGGCAAACATGCCTCCTTGATGTAGTTGATGCGAGCAGTCTTTGAGTTCGCGAGGTTCACGTCATCTGATGTGACCATCGGCTTCGGAATGTGTAGAGATGCGAGAATGTCATCACGCAAGAAGTTCATTGTTGCCATGAACTCCATCTCTTTCGGAGCTGTGCCGATCTGTTGCATCGCTTTGATGCCTCCGAAGATCGCAAGCTTTGATCCCTCCATCTTTCCGAACTTCTTTGTCCATGCAGTCTGCATGTCATCGATCTGCTCCTGAGTGTATGGATCATCACCGATCACAGCGATGTCAGGACGACCTTGCTGTTTGAATGTATTTGACTGATATGCGCTTGCTTCTTTCTCTGTAATGATGCGAGGAGTAGCAGGGCGAATGACACCGATACCACGCACCACGTTTGTAGGATCGATGTTCTTAATATGCAAAACGTCTTCTTTTCTTAGCTTTATTGTAGAGCCGTCACCCTGGCTGAACTCATAGCCGATGATGGTGCGCTTGTCTTCAGCGAATAGGATCGTCACTGAGTCAGGGCGCATGTTGATCATCGCTGTAGGGATCGATGTGATGTCATCGCCTCTTTCCAAATACCAAAATGTCTCACCTGCTAGGAGATAGTAGGAGACAGCGAGCTTCATAAATTCTTTGTATGTTTGATCTTCGTTCGGACGCTCTAAAAGATCGAGGAATGGATCATCGTATATCTCATCGACTTCGCCCTCCTTGTTCTTGATCTGATACATCTGCACAGGTATCGATGACACCGTTTCGCGGATCATGCTCACACCGATGAAAAGGTACAGCGACTCCTTAAAAGTTTTCAGGTTGTATGTATCAAAAATGTCTTCGAGTCCTCCACCAGTAAAACCACTATTCGTGAGAGTGCTGAAAGAGATCGACTTTGAGGCGACTCTACTGATCGCGTCTCCGATCCTGTGAAAGATGTTTTTGTTCTTCTTCATGTAAATAATTATATCGCAAGTTGCGACTGTTAGCCTAGTAATATACCGCCCGACTTCTTGACCATGCCGAGCACAAGATCAGCGAATGCGTCAGCCGAGTCATCGTGATCCTCGATGCCGAAGCCGATCAATGATGCGATCACTTTCTCTGCGCCAGTGCGAGGGAATAGCACACGCCCCTGCTTTGCGTAGAAACATGCTGACACGATGCGTGAGCGTTTGTCTGCAGTCGATGTCATAGGCACCACCTGCAAGCCGTTCTTCTCCATCACTTCGATCGATGCCTGCTGATACGCTACCTTTTCCACATACCACTTCGTACCAGGGGGCATCTGCTCATCGATCTCCACCGCCTTTGTGATCGTCTCACTGAAGTTCAAGCGTGCCTCCACTGACCAGGGAAGAATGCACAAGCGTCTCTGCGCCTCATCGTTCATCACGTCTATGCCTGGCACCATAGCGGTATAGTCAGCCGTTTGCTTCTTACTGATCGCCAAGTCCACGCCCACCCCTGAAGCCTGAGCCTTACGCTGTAGGAACTCATCGGGATAGTATTGAATATCCTCCATCTTCAGCACCATGTCCTCCTCGTCCACGAGCTTCAGCAGGTACTCACGCGCCCATATGACATGACCCATACCCTCACCTGCGAGCATCACCTTTGCTTTCTCAGCCTCCACAGCCTCCATGTTCGGATATAGCCCTTTCCAGGTGATCTCACCGTTGTCATCGATCAGTGCGAACTTCAGCGTGCGAACGATGTCGCCTTTCGATAGGTGCATGATCAGACAGTCTCGATGCACGAGGTTTCCGAGCAGTACCACCTTGACGTGATCAGCCATCACACCCTGCTTCGTTGCAGGAAGCACCTCAGTGAAAAACCACTGTCGTGTCTTCTTGCGCTTCTCTGCAGTGTCAGCATCTTTCACGTCCTCCAAGTCGTCACCGATGATCAAGTCGATACGCGCTCTCTTGAACTTCGCACCTCTGATCTTCTGACCGCGTGACTTAGCGACTGCAGTACAGTTGCCGATCGTGATCTGAGACTCAGACCACTTCTCACGGAAGCCGTGCTTTTTGACTGCCTCCGTGTCCTTAGGATCGAGCACGATACCGAAGTCCTGGCGCAGTAGTTTGTTCTGCTCGATCTCATCACGAATGTTTGCAAGAGACTTCTGAGCGTCATCAATCGTTGCGCCGATGTACACGATGAAGTTGTGATTGCCGTTCACCATTGACCAGATCGCAAAGAGTTCGAGGATCGTAGACTTTGCTGATCCACGAAAGCCGAGGATCGCAAGATACTTGTTCAGTGCATCGATCGAGTCGAGTGCATCGATCATGTCCTTGTGAAAGGGAGCAGGATCAAGCTCGAAGCGATGCGCCATGTAGATCGCCAGGAAGTGAAAGAAAGACCCTTTGCCTACCTGAACACGAAAAGGGCGATCTTCTCGCTTTGTTGAAAATAATCGATCTAGGTTTTGAGTATCGAGTCCGTGTATCGCCATAGTGTTATTTTTTTGCAGTCTTCTTCTCTTTCTCTGAAAGCGTGACCTCGACTGTTACGCCGAAACGCTGAAAGAATTTGTGAGCGTCCTGCTTTGCGACTTCCATCTCTTCAATGAAATCAGGATCATCAGACTCATCGACAAACGCCACAGTCGCCTTTGCCTTACCGTGTCGATGTTCGAGGTATGTCTCGATCGCTTTGAGATCACCGTTGCGTGCCTTGTCTACCAGTTGCATGAAAATATCAAGCTCAGGATCACCATCAAAGTCTTCCCATTTGATCTGCTTCTTCTTGTTCTTTTTGTTGTGAGCATCGAGTAGCTTGCGTGCGTATGCTTCCAGTGCAAGCTCGAACATAGTCTCTTTGTTTCTACGACCAAGAGGGCGACCGTTAGGGTTGCCTGACTGTCCAGGCTGAAAAGGCTTCAGGTTCTCGATCCTGCCTCTTTTCTGTGGCTCTCCACTGTTTTCTCCATTGTTTTTGTTCTTCCTTGTCATAAATACATTTTACCTTATGCCTACCGCTTTCGTCTCATCATGCGCTTCCACTCATACGGTTTGTGCGTCATCTTTCTCAGTTGCTTTGTGAGATGCCAATGATCACCGCACTCGTACATTCGAAGCTTCACATGATCCTCCCTGTATCTCAGGTTCATTGCTGTCACTGCCCCTCGCTTATCGTATGATCTCTTGCCTTTGCAATAGAGTTCCATAAGCCGAGGTTACTTGTGCTTAAACCATGCAGGTGACTCTTCCTCGTAGGCTTTGAAAATAGTTGTCACTCCTCGACCGTGAATGACCTGGCTTCGATACTTTCCGTATCCGAGCAGATTGAAGAGAGGCATATCGATCACCTCTTCCTGGTACTGCTCCATAAAGCCCTTGTACATGTCCCTGAAGAGAGACATGACGATCTCTCGCTTCCCTCCCACGACACCGCAGTTCAAAAGCTCCTCTTGTGCGTCTTCCATGAGGAGATCAAGCATGTCCTGGCTCTTTGTCACTAGCTCCTTGATCCAGTAGCACCCAACGATCTGAGGTTCATCACCCACATAGAGCTTGCCATGTTCGATGACTCCTGCAGTGAAAGGGTTGCGAAGCATCTCCACGTCAGTCGCATCTACGGCAAAGACCTGATCGATGTCAGGGTTTGATCGTAGGTACTCCCACACTGAGAGCCATCGCTGAATATAGGGATTGAACTGCTGATCGACAAAGACGTGCTTCACAAGCGCAGTGTCAGCCTCCTTGAAGCAGTTATGCAAGATCACGAGTTCTACGCCATGCTTCTCACAGCTATCGATCAAAGGCTTCATCACGGAGTAGTCAGCCTCCCAAAACTTGCCATCGCGCTGATTGTCAGGGAATGAGTTGAGGTATGAGGTGATCACTACGTTTCGGCTCTTCTTCATCATCGGGAACTTCTGCTTTGCTCCTGGCTTGTAGGGGAAGAAAGCATCTGAGTCGAATGAGTCGCGATACTTGCCTCTCATCTCCTGCAGGTACTCTTGTCTTTCCTTGAATGGCACAGTCGTCTGAACGGTAGTCTGTTCATCGCATGAGTAGAAAAGATCGCGTGATCCTGGTACGTCCATGATGCGGAACTTTGTCAGTCCGAGATTGAAGATGCGATTTGTGAGATCACCGTGTTCGTATCCCCACTTTCGATATTCCGTATCCATGCCACCTGCGACATCGAGACACTTGCGATCGTAGTAGAGCATGCACCCACGAGCGTGATCGTATGCAATAAGAAAGCCGTCATCGTAAAGTTTCTTTGTGTCTTTGAGCTGACCTGATACCAAGTCCTCGAAGATGTACATCAGGTGAGGCTCAGGGCTTTCGATGTATGGCTTCTCCCACCCCATCGCTGTAGGGTAAGTGTCATCATCGAAAAGGAAGATGTGCTCGCAGTCGTCCAGGAGTTCAAAGCACTTGTTCTTTGCAGTTGCGATCCCTACGTTCTGATCGAAGCGATAGGTTGCTTCAGGGCAAGGCACATCACTTGCGTCATCTACGACCACAAGCTTTGCATCTGCAGGCAAAAACTTCTGCATCTCTGCAAAAGTATTTTCAAACACCTCACGGCGATTGTGAGTGATGATGCCTATTCCTATGTGTGGGGTTTTATTTTTCATGTTCGATGTACCAGTAAGCGTGACGACCTTTGTCTCCTGGATTGAAGCCAGTCTGTGAACGGTAGATACTCTCTTCATCACGATGATCTACGAGAGAGGGAAGAACGTACTTGATCCTGATGCCGTTCTCGCCAGCCCATATGTTTATTTGCTGATCGTTTTGTGCATCTTTGTCATCGCAGAATTTCACCATCTCCTCGACATGCTCACCACGAATGCAAAGAGCGATCTCGTTGTAGATCATGTGTTCGAGCAGATGATCCTTTCCCTCTTCGCGTGCCTTGTCGATCCGTGATCCGAGCATCTTGCCTGCATAAAACGAGTACACTCGATCCTCTGACTCAGCGAGACGTGCCTCAGCAAGCTCTCTGAAGTTATCGGGTACGATCGCATCGTCCTGAAGCACGAGGCAATACTCTGCATCGGGATCAGTTGCGAGCCATGCGCGTCTGCAGGTATCCCACAGATTATTTTTCATGTCCCATACGATCGGAGCATCGATCTGTTTTGCCAGGGCTTTCGCCATCTCATGACGCTTCGGGTGAGCCATGATCACGATGCTGAGTTTCTTTGATTGTGTGCTTATGTCTGTCATAAAAGATACTTATATTTTACCAATTTTTTGGCTTATTTGAAAGCTTTTTTTGTGTATTGATTGTGATTATTAGGGTTGAAAACACTGGACATTTTCGACTTGTGGATAAGCGACAGGTTCTTGAAACGGTTGTCTGCCTTGTCTCTGTTTTTGTGGTAGACGCAGTGATCTTTCGGCACTGCTCCCCGATACTTTTCCCAAACGTAATGGTGCATTAAAATCTTTTTTCCCTTGATGGTACCCCTGAGGTATCCGTGTTTATGTAAAGTGAACTTGATCCCATCGTAAACCTGCAAACCTCTCATCTCTTTCGATCGAAGCTTGTACCCCCTATTTTTGAAAAGATCGAATACTGCTTGCCTTGACTTCCGATATACCTTTGCAACGTGTTCGAGTGATCTGATCTTGCCAGTATCAGGATCGGGAGTGCTGTACATGGCGTACATCGCTCCGACTATTTCATGATTTTTCCTGCGTGGCTGTTTGTTGTAGAGAACTTTGTTTGCGGGCTTCGGTATGTTGTGAAGCCCTGCGTATCCTGTGGCGTTTCGTCCCATACTCATCGGCTTTCTAGCTCCTCAGTTACTTGTGTAAAAGTCTCCAAAAGCCCGACCATGCCTTGAATACGCTCGACTGAATACTTGTCTATGCCAAAATTATCGAGTACCTCGCGTGATGCACGCAAAAAAGACTCGCGCAAGACAAGCTCACCTGTTGAGCCGATCTGTTCACGAGTCCTGTTGTGGAAGTTGTAAGAAATTCCCTGCAGTTTTTTTGATCTCTTTGCCATAATGTAAATCGCTTATGCTAGTAATAGTTACATTTTACTATTTTTTAGCGCGACAGTACAGTGCAAAAAGCATCACTGCATGTGAATAACTTTTGCGAGAGTGATCAGTGCATCATCTGCGTACTTGCATGAGTCGTATGGCACTCCGTATCGGTTCACTCCTGACTTACATTGTCCAGGGTGTCCCTGGTTCCATATCAAAAAGATTTGCCGATCAGTAAGTCCCTCTTTTTTCCACTGCCTGATCTTTTCTTCAGTGACGAATGTGGCATTTTCGGGTGTTTGTTCTGCGACATACCCAAAAACATCTTTTGAATAAGATGCCCAGGTACTAGGCAAATACTGATGACAGCCCCTTTCGCCTGACAGCCCTGGCTTCGCGCAGTCGAGATTGCCCCCTGTTTCAATGAGCGCGATCGTTTTTGCTACAACGACAGCGTGATCAATATCCTCAGGTACATGTACGATCCCCCTCTGATCTTCCGTATGTTTCAGCTCTGCTATTTGATCGCTCTGAACTCTTTGAGGAGTGAGTGCGAATATCAGGAGAGCTGTCACGATCACGATGATGGTGAGAACGATTTTATTGCTTAGATTTTTCACAATCGTCTCTGCAGGCTTTGCATAGTCCTTTCTTCGTCTTTCTACCTTTCCGACATTTTATGCAACGCATGGATTTGACTTCTTAATTATAACATCATCAATGGCGTTCTGATATGCAAAATCGCCAAATAACTCACGAGACTTTTTATTGTAGGCAAGCCCTGCCATCTCCTGAGTATCAAAGTATCCCAGGTGATACTTTTTTCTCTTTCCGTCAATTCTTTTTGAGATTGTGGCATTCCATTTCTTTGCCTGCCTGTCCCAACACACACCGCGATATATTGACGTATGCTCTCTGAGTGTAGTGAGACATGCTGAAGAGTTTTGCCTTGAAGTGATCAGTATATTTTCCTTTCTAAAATCTAACGTATTGCCGTTTTTATAGTGATATATTTCATGCTTTTCCTTGTGTAAAACAAAGTAGATCATTCCGATCGATACACTGTTTCCATTCGTTTGCATGACTCTTCTGACCGCATGACCATTCGGAGCGTAACAGAAAACAAACCTGCTGAGATAGTCAAAGTCTTCATCATCTACAATCGCGAACTTCCCTTGTGTAAGTGGTATTTTTTTCATATCTACATGCCTCGCTCTCTGAAAATTATATCTGCTTCGATCACACGAGGGTGCATGAGGAATGTCTTATCGTTCACACCATCGAGATGCAGACCTGACAGGGTACGCACGCGACTGATTGCCACATATCCCTGACCGAACTCGAATGTGCTTTTGAGATCGATCCGAGCTGAGTCGAGCGACATGCCCTGAGACTTGTGTACCGTGATCGCCCATGCCAGGCGAAGAGGTATCTGCTTGATAAAAGCTTTCTCCTCTCTGCGCTGTCTGATGCTCCACTTCGCCACTTCAGGCGTGACAGTCATGCCATTGAGAAGCTTCACGACTGGCGTACCTGCTCCGTTGAACTTGATCACCTTGCCGATCGATCCGTTCACATATCCTGCGTTGAAGTTGTTGCGAGTGAACATCACTGTCGCACCCTCTTTGAGTACCAGTCTCTCAGGTGAAAGACAGCCACGCTTCAGGGTTTCGATCATCGTAGGTATACCGCCCTCCTGCATCATAAAGACCTTTTCTTTCCCTGGAAGCTTTGCAAGCTCTACAGCGTTCAATCGATCTACGTCTGCATTGTGAGTGAAGAGCTGAGTGTCAGGCTTCGTGTTGAGCTGACATGCGAGCAGAATTTCCTTGTGCTTCTCTGTGATCGATCCTGATCGCATAGCAGTAAGAATTTCCAAGAAGACAGGATCACTCTGTCTATGCTGTTCTGTGAGATAGCAAATTTCAGGCTGTGCTTCGTGCCATGCTGAAGACTCGAATGCGAAGAGCCTCTGATCGCCATCGCGAGAGACAGGGGGAAGCTGAAAGAAGTCACCGACAAAAACGATCTGAATGCCACCGAAAGGCTTTTTGTTTTTGTGTACCGTCTTCAGCACGTTGCTGATGTCATTGATCGTCACTGAGTCGAGCATACTGATCTCATCGATCACAAGAACGTCCACGCCTTTGATGCGCTCCATGAGCCATGTATTGCGTGCTATGCCATCGAGCTGAGGCTGTTTGAGATCACGGCGAATGCCAAGACCTGCGAATGAGTGAATTGTCGAGCCGTCCAGGTGCGATGATGCGATCCCTGTCGATGCTGTCACAGCAACGTCCTTGCCCTCTTCTTCACACCACTCGATGAACTGAGCGATCGTGTATGTCTTTCCTGCGCCTGGCTCTCCTGTGAGAAAGACGTTTGCCCCTGATTTTAATACTTCGAGTGCTTTGTCTTGTGTCATACTTTTTTTGCTATTAAGTGATTAAGTGCTTTCGCAGTTTCGCTGTCTACCTTTGCACGGAAACGTGTGCATGATCTTTCGTGCAGTCCTGTCGATAAGCGACCACAAATGCACCTCATCGAGAAGCTTCGTGATACACGATCCTCGACCTCCTGGCGTGTCTTCTGCCATTCGCTGAAGTGATGCTCTTTGAGGTGAGCCACCTTTTCATTGATCCGCATATTTTATTTGCAGAAGCGATCCGCATCTTTAACCTTGATACATTTTTCGACACTGTACTTGATCGTGCTCGCTTTCCAGGGAAGAGGCGTGCTGTCACCTGTATTCTTAAAATAAATGTATAGCCCTTTGAGTGCTTTCTTTTTGAAGTTCGAAGCCAATAGATCACGAAATGCGTAGTAGTGAACTCCGTCCAGTGATCCGATCCCGATCATAGTGAGACGACCATCAGCGAAGATGATGCTATTGCCGAGGATCACCCCATTCTCTAGCACATCGATCTGAGTGAAGTCCTGACCTGCATCGGACAGTTCGAGAGTCGCGATGACTTTCTGACCCTGGCGATGATCTGCTTTTTTGTTTGCTTCCACATTCTTCTTTGCATTGTCGATCATACGAGACATGCTTGCTTTTGATGTGACCATAAAATTATTTGTTTACTACTGCGCCAATAATGTGAGCAGAGATTGTGCCTGCGTAGAAGTTATCTACTGGCTTCTGCCCTGAAGCGACCCACCCCATGAAGCACACGAAGTCGAGCACCAATACTACTGCGATGATTGTGAACACTGTACCTACGAACGATTTGATATTTGTCATAAAAATAAATTGCTTATGTTTGTAATAAGTAAAGTGTATACTATCTAAATATAAAAGTAAAGTGTAACTGTGGATAAAACAAAAAAACCCCGATATATCAAGGGTTTTTATGCACTAGAGTTTTGTGTATTTGTCTCTAGCCAAGCGATGAAGTTGATGGTGCTTTGCCACATATTTCCTTTACCCTCCTCGAACAATGTCCGAGTCATGTAAGAGATCAGTGACTACGCTCCGACTCTACCGCTTTTTTAATTTTATCATTTTTCTTCGCCTGATGAAAATTCGTACTGACAATTAGGGCACTTGTGAACGAGCTTGCTCTTTGCAGTGCCTCGTTCTTTTTTCGGCTTGTCCTTGATCGACTTGATCTGCAGATCGATCGTATCGAGATCGAGTCCGAGTTCAAACAGTCCGATGTCAGTGATCACTTCTTCAGCGTCACCATCACCGAGCACAAAGCTTTTGAGACTGTCGTCAGTGATCACTCCGTATCTTGAAGAGATCGCAAGCGCACGCTTCTTCGCCTGCTTCCTGTTCTTTGCACTGATGACCATGTACGGAATTTCAGGAATTTCATACCCCTCGTATTCGAGAAGACCGAGCGCGATGACTCGACCTGATCCGTCTACGATGTACGATCCCTCTTTCCATATCACGATCGGAACGATAAAGCCCTCCTCGATGATCAAACGCTTCAGTGATCCGACATCACGGTTCTTTGCCTCTTTGAGCGCATTGAGTTCAAAGCGTTCTTTCAAAGCAGAAAAGGCAATCGTGGGGAGACTATTCGGATTTTCTACGTTGATCGTTTTCATAATTAAAGTCTAGCAAATTTTTCTTTATAAATCTCGATTTGTTGCATGTATTCGATCTCAGAGTAAGAGCCTGCATATCCCTCACTCTCTATCCTGATCTGCTCTGCTGTGCCTGCACCATATCTTCGATCGAGTTCGAGAGCGTAGGGGATCGATGCGTCAGGTGTCCACTTCGGATTATTGCATCGCTTGCACTGAAGATTGACACCTTTCTCACTGAAGACGTTGCGGAAGTTTCCACGAGCCACTGCAACGTAGTGACCAGGATCAGCGAGCTTCCAGTCGCTCACAGTTCCCGAACAGGACACACATCGCCCTGCATGAAGAATGAAGTCACGCTTGCGAATGTATCTGCTGAAGATCGTCCACAGCACCCCTTTGAGTCCTGTGTATCGTGATCCCTTGATGCCGAGGATAGTAGGGTACTTCACCTTTTTCGGCGATGCACTCTTCGGCATGAGCTTCTTGCGCTGTCGTGCCTGATCCTGTTTTGCCATCGCTTCAGCAAACGTCATTCTTTTGAAGCCTGATCTTTTCATCGCTTTACGATCACGCTGATCGGCGTGCCATCGGGTGCTTTTAAGATCGACACTTTCTCCCTCGATCGGAGTGTGATCGTCACCATGCCCTTGTCGTCTCCCTGAAGCGTCACATCGAACTGACAGCCTGCTTGCATCGCTGTGATGACATCAGGAGTCATGAGCTTCTTCTGCACAGTCTCTATGAGATTGAAGCCTGCATCGACTGGCGTATTGAGATTTTGCTTTATAAAAAAATGTTCCATATGTTTATTATACCAATTCGTCAAGCCTGCGACCTGAGAGAATTTGCTTATCGTTGCGAAGCACCCACCCCTCGACAGGATCGTCTTCGATGATTAAGTCCTCGATCTTTCCAAAGCGTTCGAGGTTGCCACACATGTCGAGAACACTCACATGATCCTTGCCCTCTGCGATACGGATACCGCGCCCGATCATCTGCACATAGAGCGCGAGTGACATCGTAGGACGTGCCAGGATCACTGTATCGAGATCAGGATAGTCGAAGCCTGTGGTGAGAATGCCGACATTGAAGATTGTCTTGATGCCTCCGTTCTTGAAAGCATCGATGATCCTCGCTCGCTCTTTCTTATCAGTCTCAGCGTGAACGTATGCCGAGTACGGCGTGATCTCTGCAAGCTCCCTGGCTTCTTCCACTGCTCGAACGAATACGAGGCATGAGGTGCGCCCTTTCTTGAAAGCTTGATCGAGAATGCCAGGAATGCGCTTGATGACCTCGTTGCGCTCCATAGCCTCCTTTAGAGATCGATCGGTATACTCTGCACCTGTACTGTTCACCTGCAGGAATGATCCATCGAACTGCATCTCGATGTACTTGATCGGGCAAAGATACCCAAGCTCGTACAGCTCTTTGATCTGCGTGATGTGAATGAACTTATTGAAGAATGACGGACGCTCTCGATTGAGCAGATTGATCTTGCTGAACTTCTGACCAGTAAAAGGATCAGTGTACGTCTTCAGTCTGAATGGCGTTGCAGTGAGTCCGAGTACCTTTGCGTCAGGAAGTGCATTGAGAAATTTCATGTACATCGATCCCCTCTCAGGCGGTACGAAGTGACACTCATCGATCAGCACATGCTCCACGTCATGAAAGAGATCAGGAGTCTTGTAGATCGATCCGATAGTCGCAAACGTCACGCGCCCCTGCTCCTTGATGCCTACAGATGCGCTGTAAAGGCTTGCAGACTCTAGTTCAGGGTGCGCTTTGATGACTGCCTCATACTTCGCATAGTTTTGCTTTAGAAGCTCGACTGACGGCTGAAGAATGAGAACTTTGCCACTGAGGGCTTTGACAGCGCATGCGATGATGATCGACTTCCCTCCTGCAGTCGGAATGATCACCATAGGGCGATGCTTTGCCGATGACTGAAAGAACTCGATTGATCTCTGCGTTGCCTCGTCTTGATATGTACGAAGCTGATAACTCATGACGTTTTTAATCTTTCATTGTTGCCCATGTGAGTGCGACTACCCACCCGATGATCGTCCACCCTAGAAAGAAATTAAGAGTGAGGATCGCTGTACGATTTTTCTTCTTGTTTACATAGCCTGTGATCGCAGGCGCAAGATAGATGATGATCATTAAAATTCCTAGTGCCATATAATTATTTGTTGTATTTATGTTTAATTTCTTGCTCTTGTTTGTACAGAGCTTTTTTTCGACTCTTTTCTTGTTTCTCTACGGTTCGATCGAGATCAAGCAATTTGTTCATCAATTCGCGATCCTGCATTTTGAGTGCCTTTGCTACCTGGCACACTACGAGATACGCGAGCAGAAGTGCTTGCTGTGCGTTCGCATTCCTGATCTTCATCTTGACCTGAGTCTCCTGTTTGATCAGTGTTGCTTTTAATGATGGCTTGAAAAATGATTTGAACATGTGTGATATTAAGTTAATTAAATAATAGGATCGAGCACTGCGCGATACTCCTTGAAGAAGAACTTGCGCTCGTTCAGCTCAGGGATCACAGTGTCGAGAACACGGAAGAGAAGAGCTGTGTCACCGTCTTTGTACTTGATCTCTTCAGACTGTGTAACAAATTCGATGTTCGGGCAATTCTTCTGCATGTCACGCATCTCCTTTCGCTTCTGTGCGATCTTCTCATCGAGCTTTGCAATGCTCTTCTTGTCAATGTCAGGGAGTAGTGTAGGGTTGTCGCTCACGTCTTTGATCTCACGTTCATACTGTTCGATCGATCGGAGATATGGCGCATCATCGAACTCTAGCTTTACAGCGTAGTCATGGTGCGTCTTCGGCAAAATCTTATGCACGAGCATCTTCACTTTCCATCGTAGATCATTCTTCATCTTGATCTCTAGGATCGAGAACTTTGATGTGATCGCCATTGTAAAATCGGGATCATCGAGCAGACCATGCTTCACTTCGATTGTCACTTTGTTTTTTGTTTTATTCTTTGCCATAAAAATATACTTGCTTATGTTTGTAATACTTACATTTTACTTTATTATCTCGCGCCCTGCAAACTTGTTTTTCACCTTTTCGTGCAGTTCGTGGAACATCTGACGGTTCGCTTCATCGCGTCCCTTTGCCTGCACTACCTTGTGAAAGTGCTCAGAGTCAGGGAAGATAAAGCCCTCATCATCGAAGCACACCACCTGCACCATGTTCAAAAACTCGTTCAAGTCTTTGCATCTTTCGAAGCTTGCCATGCTGTTCACCTCTTCAGTGAGATGACCAGTGTGATCGTACTTCAGGAAGCCCACGGCACGCTTCACTTCTTCAGTCGCTTTGTGTATGTCATCGGAGCTGATGTCATCAGTCCATATGTCATATTTTTGCCGAGCGAAGTAAGGAATGACTGCCCCTCGAAAAAATCTGTTCATCTTTTCAAGCTCCCCATCTTTGAGCTTCAGCACGTCCTCGACAGTAAAGTATTCGCCTGGCTTCTTCTCCTGCAGGCGTTCGTGTTGCCTTTGCAAGAATACAAGTATCTCTGATCGCTTCACTCGCATGATCTCACTCGCAAGCTCATTGATGTCAGTATCTCGATCGAGATAGAACAGGCTTTTTGTTTGTGATTTTGTGATCATGCACCGTATGCTTTGATAGACTTGTAAAATTTCAGAAGTGACTCGTCCTTGATCAATTCTGCCGATGCTTCAGTGCTGAAGCGATAACCGTAATACTTCGCGCCTGACTTACCTGTGATCGTGGTGATCTCGATCAGTCCAGGGTTTTCAGATCGCATCTCACTCGATCGAGCTGAGCACTCATGACTGACGAAGCCCCACAGCCCAAGCTCTTTGCAGTACACCTCTCCCATGAATTTGAAGACAGGAATGTACTCGCCAGGAGTTTCTTTGAACGCTTTATACAGCGTGTAAAAGATGGCTTCTTTTTGTGTGATCTTCTTCTTAGTCATGGCTTAAAAAGGAATATCCTCAGGGTTGATGTCATCGTCAGTGTGATCAGGTGCGTCATAGCCAGGCGCATCTTCGTGGTGATCATCTGATGATCCTTTCTTGCTTGATCCGAACTGCACTGTGTTTGCCACGATCTCAGTGCGGTACTTCTTCTCGCCGTCCTTTTCCCATGATCGAGTCTGTATCTTTCCATCGACATACACCTGTGATCCTTTCTTCATGTACTGAGCCACGTTGTCAGCGATCTTGCCGAAGCAAACGATGTTAAAATACTCGACACGCTCCTGCTTCTTTTTGTCTTTGTCGTAAAAGACCTCGTTCACTGCGATCGAGAATGAAGTCACGCTCATGCCTGATGGCAAGGCTTTCTTCTCAGGATCGCGAGTGAGGTTTCCAATAAGGTGAACTTTGTTGAGATACATAATGATTAAAGAATTAAAGTTTTATAATGTGCGTCAAGCTTTTCGACAAACTTGCCATACTGTACCTTTGTCGTTGCTATATCGACATAGATGTCAGCACGCTTCACTGTGATGATCAGGAGAGGCTTGAAGCGGAATGCAGGGCAATACGCTACGAAGTCGATCTCGTCCACGTCCTCGCAAACTATGAAGCCGTGAATGATCTGATCTCTGTGTTCTGCAGGCAAAGTCTTTTCGAGAATGTACCTGATGTGAGTGTTCACATCGGGAGCCTTTAGCTCGACAAGTTTCTTGATGCCTGCGTCCTTTGGCTTCATAACCAAGCCGTCAGGTGAGATGCCGTATCGATCGTTTCTGATGAATGCCACTGTGCGAACTTTCTGCTTTGTCGCTTTCTCATACGCCTTGCGTGCATCGTCTTCGAGTTCGTTCCCTCGATCGATGTGCTCGCCTCGCGCTTCCTTTGGCTTCCAGTCAGTTGTGATCTGCGCCAGGTGCTCGTAGAGATAAGCGTTGCCTGTGCCTTTCACTTTCTTCGCGATCGATCCTGTGATGGCTACTCCCTCGCGGAGCTTTTGCCACTCATCGCACTTCTGCTCACCCTCGATGATTGTGTAGGGAGCAGTCATGCTATTTGTTTCCTAGCTCGATCTTCTGAGCGTTATACGCTTCGAAGACATCGCCGTTCTTAATAAACTCAGGAGCGAGAGAGAGGTAGTACGCTTGCAGATCAGCGAGTACCTTAAAGCCCTCGATCTTCTTGATCACCTCATCGACTTTTGCGTGATCAGTTTCAGTCTCTACTTTCGAGAGATCGATGCCCTCATTGTCGATTTCGTTCATGCCCTCGAAGATGTCCTCGAAGTGATACTTGCAGGCTTTCTTCAGCACTGTCTTCAGTACCATCTCCTTAAACCATGACTTCCATATCGCATCAGTCTGAGCGACCTTGCGATGCTTTGCGATGTCTTCCTTTGAGAGAGTCGTCATGAACTCTCCGCGCTTATTCTTGATCACACAATAAGCACCTGTGATGCTCTTGTCGTCAGCGTTCTTCATCGCATCAGCGATTGTGTGAGAGTAGATCACCTTTCCGCTTTCTTTTGAAGCAGTGAATGTGTCACCATCTTTCACAACGTCCATGTCGATCATCGACTCAGGATATGCGAGGAACATTTTATTTTTATATGCCACATAGTCGTAGCTGATCCCTCGTGAGATCAGAGTGACATGGCGACCATCGAACGGAATACCCTCGCTCGTGACACGCTTGAAGAGCTTTGACAAAGCCTCTGCAGTCTTCGTGTTCATGAACGGATTTTTTTGCTTGCCGTCAGGTTTCTTCTCGATCAAGAGACGCTGACAGTATGAAGCGAACACATCGATCGCTTCAGCATCGTAGTGCTTCTCATCTTTGCTGAGGATCGCAGTGATCTCAGCTTTGAGGTTCTTTTCTTGCGGTTTTGTTGTTGTCATAAATTTATATAATGCTTATGTTTGTAATACTTACATTTTACTTTATCTGTTGAGAAAAGTAAAGTGTAACTGTGTATAACTACTTAGAGCCTCGACCGAGAGCGATCTCGTTTGACTCGAAGATTTTGACACCACTGATCTCTCGCATACCTGCGTCCACGAACTTCTGCACCACTGAGGTGACGATGCCTTTCTTCCAGGCTTCAGCGAAGATCGCCTTTTTGATGTCTTCAGGGAGATCACTCATGCTGATCATCTCGTGCTTCCATACCTTTCGCACCTGGCTCTTTGCAGTACCAGTCACGACAGTCTTTGCTACAGGAGCGACTTCACGCACTGGCTCAGCGATCGGAGCAACACCTTTCTCTTCGCGCTTTTCGTTTGCCTTGTCACGGATAGCCTGCAAGCGTGCTTCTTCTTTGAGGCGAGCCTCTTCTTTCTTCGTGAAGTACACTGACATCTTTCCTTTGAGCATTCGAACGATCTCATCAGCTTCATCGATCTGAGGCATAAACATGCCATTGATCGACTTCACATGCGCGTTCAAAGGATCGACAAGTGCCTTGCGAACTTTGTCGATGTTCTTTTTCTTCTCATTGATTGCGCCTGCGAGATCACCTGCTTTCTCGTAGTCTTCATCTGACTCCACCACGAAAGCTGATGCAGTCTCACGGAGAGACATGACCTCAGTCGCTAGTGGTGCGAGTTCTGCTTCTGCTTTGATAACTTCTTGTGATTTGTCTTGTGCCATAAATTTGTTGTGCTTATGTAAGCGATTAAATGTTTTTAATTTATTTCGTCTCGTATGATCCTGGCTTCATCTGAGTGTCACGGTATGTGATAAGATGCTTGCCCTGGACAACGTAGCGAGGCTTTTTATCGCCTCCCAAGTTCTTTGCTTCGATGCGCTTCTGACGAATGAAACGCAAGAGCATTTGATGCTGAGTGTCTATCGTCTTCGCTGTCATGATCCCTAGTCCGATGATTTCTTTCGGAGTGTAAAACTTTTCGGGATCGATTTTTTTAATACTGTTTTTCATAAATGAATTTGCTAACTTACTTTATAAATCATCATCACGGTTGTCTTCAGGTTCGGGTATCTTGCATATACATTTGCGTGATCCGACCCCACGCATTATGTGCCCCTCGCCGTCCGACTCGTCCGTGCTGACTTCACCCTCATCGTTGCAGTCCTCGCACATCTGACCGTCTTCGATCAGGAGATCAATGAGTTGTGACTCTTTGATCTCATATGTGCCATAGGGCGACTCGATGAAAAGTGTTTGCTCTTCGCCTGGCTTCTTGCCAGGAACTAACTTTGCGAATGTGAACAATTTTGTCATAAAAATTTGCTTATGCTGTTAATGAGTAAAGTGTACACCCTATCAATAAAAAAGTAAAGTGTAAGTGTGGATAACAGAAAAAGCCCCCAACGGATTGAGGGCTTTTTCTTAATGAGAGATGTGGCTGAAGCCACTCCTACATAAGCAGTGAGGAAAGTTATGACGCTCTCACTCACATACATATTATAGCTTTTTAAGCCTGATGTAGCAATCATTTTATAGCTGAGTAACTGTGGACTTCTTCTGCACTTTTTTCAATTCTTCCTGAAGTTGTGGAACGAGTGTAAACCACTGCTTGCGAAGCTTCCCTGCGCTCAGGATATTCTTCGCCCAAAACTCATGCGGTGACATTTTGCGAGTAGGTTTTCCAGGAGGCGTGTACTCTCCTCCCTGAAGCCACATGATCATAAATTCGATCTGCACTTCAGTCGCCTTGTCGATCTCGCGGAGCATTCTGATGTCATCAGCCCACTCGTTGATCTTCACTTTCTTATTTTCAAAAGCAGGGAAGTTGTAGAGTATTTTTGAGTGCAATAGTTCTGCGAGTCTGAGATCGTTGTCAGTGTACTTCGGCACGATCTCTTTCTTTTCTTTTTTCGGCTTCGTTGCCTTTGCGTGCTTCGATGCTCTCAGAGGTGCATCACTATCAGGATCGACTTCATCGTATAGCTCATCGGGATTGAATACATGACGTAAGAAAATTTTGCGTATCCCTTTTGAAGTATCGACATAGATGTGATCTTCTTTGACCAGGCTCGTGAGCCATCGGCTGATCGTCCTGGCATCGTTTCCATAGAGCTGTGCAAAGTATTCGTTCGTTGCCCAACAGTACCCCCTTTCGTTGCAGAGCGCAGTGATCTCTCCGTAGAGAAGTTTTGCGCCATCGACTAGCTTCTGCGAGTACCGAACATTTGCAGGAGTGATCGAGTAGTAAGATTTTCGCGGTTGTTTATTCTCCATGTTCTTCTTCGGCTGATCCTAGTGATAGAGGTTCGACCTGAGGCTGAGGCTCTGTGAGTGCATCGGGCTTCGGCTTTTCAAATTGCATCGGGAACTTCCCTGATCCGATCGCGAGAGGAAGATCGCCTGTGATCCTTTCGAGGTGCGCTTTGATCCCCATATTAAAACCTGAGTGATCATGCCATTCGCCTCGCTTGATGTAGTTTCCTTTTCTGTGCATCGCTTTCTGCTCCGCTTGAAAAGTATAATCGTGATAATCTTGAATACCTGAGATCGACTTGCGATGAATGTGCGCGCCGTTCGGCATGCGTACCATGTCACCACCTGCATCGATCAAATCTTGAACTTGATCAGGAGTCTTGTCAGCGATGATATAAATATCTCCTGCAAAAGTTGTGATCATTGATTGCTTGCGACCCTTGTCCTCCATTTTTTGTGTCATAAATATTTTTGCTTATGCTTGTAATGAGTCCATTATATTCTTATCAAAGTAAAATGTAAAATACCTCATCTGTGCATATCGTGTGGAAAGCTGTGGACAGCCAGGGAAGTCAGATCATTTTTCTAAAAATTGAGAGGGAAGTCGTAGCCGATCTTGATCGGCGACTATTCTTATTAAATTTATTATTAAACTTTATTATTATGTACGACATATATGTCGTGGGGAGGTAGACATATATGTCGTGGGGGTACGACAAATATGTCTACCCCTCTCTTTCTTCTTCATAGACCCCCCTCGACCACTCCCCCGATGTTTTACCCTTATTTTGCAACGTATTTTCATCTTCCTCCACCACTCCCCTGCCCTCTCGTCCGTGTCTATTTTTTTCGGGGAAGTGCTTTTTTTGGTATACACCCATGAAAGGGGAGGGGAGCGAGAGAAATTTTTTTTGATCTCGTGATGGCGAGATCAGACGACAGAAAAGTGCGGAAGACAAGCCCCTCTAAAACGCTCTAAATTGACCCAGGTGAGGCGATACAGGCGAGATGATGCGATGCTCATATGACAGCAAAAGCCCTTCTCAGGGCTTTGCGTGGTGAGCCTGGTGATGGCTCGAATATCTATTTGCCGAAGCCTTTTGCGCTGACGGTTTCCTGATCCTCAGGGTTGTTGATCACTGGCTGTGACTCCCCTTTATATCCGAAGTAAAAACCGAGAACGAATGTCAGAGCAGATGTGAATGCTCCGAGCACAATCTTTGAAGCTTCGCCGAAGCTGTTTGTCGCTATCGAGTAGCACCCTGCGAAAAGCGCGAGCAGTCCGAGGATCGCAACGATGTAGAGCAAGACCAGTTTCGATGCTGACGATGTGATGTTTTTCATACTTACGTTTGTGCTTCCGATGGAAGCGTTACTTGATAAAGTTGCCGTGTCGTTGAGGATATTTTTGATCTTTGAATAGACCGAGATACCCATCATCTTCGCGACTGCGCTCGCGTACACGTTCGGGTTGTTGTTGTCCGAAGATGGCGCATAGCGATTATAAAAATCGATCAGTGTCATCTCAGGTGAGTATAGCGTGGATTGTCCACTGCTTGCGCGAGTGAGAAGATCGATCAGCTCTGCTCGACCGTCTTCGTATGTGGCGAACTTGCAGAACGTACCATCTGATCCGATTGCTCTCTTCTGTCCGATGTATTTGATGTTTCCAGGGTTATTGTTTCGGTATGATCTTGATCCTGGATACCACCCCTCGAATGATTGAATTGCATCAGCCCACTTGTTCAAGAGGCTTTTTTTTTGGGGTGTCACTGGCTTGTTGAGCATCGCCATAGTCTGAGAGCCTACGCGACCGTAGCCAGTCGTTGCAGGAGTGCCCGATGACACGATCCCCTTTGTCTTCTGATAACGCTGTACTGATTTCTCAGTGATCGCGCCGAAGCTCGTATCGTAGTAGTTTCCCGTGTAACACTTCACGCCATCGAATGCGATCTCTTTGTCGAGACGCTTCTGAAGCTCCATGACATCAGTGCCTTTCATACCGCGCTGAAGCTGTCGAGTGAAGATGAATTGCTGAGATTTTGCGTAGTCGATGATCTCGTTCGGCATATCGATATAGGCGATCATGTCAGAGACAAAGCCCTGGTACTCACTCCACCAAAAATATCCGTTACCTGCTTCGAGCAGTTTGCGATCTTCGGCATTCTTGCCGTTCGCCCACTTCAAGCCCCATGAGTTTCGGAAGTAGATTTTTGTGTCATCGATCTTGCCGTTCTTTGCGTCTTCGTATCCGAATATCCACACACGATGATTACCTCGATTTGATCCGTTTGAGTAGATCGGCTTTACAGGGAGGGAAGACCAGTCACCGACTTGTAGAGTCGCGTTGAATGCCTTTGTGAGATCGATAGCAGTCTTCAGCTCATCGAGTGTCATAGGGAATGTGTACCCCTTTGATCGGCGACCTGATGCGTCAGTTAAAATCTCAGGTGTCACAGTCACTTTGAGATAGTCAGCATATGGAAGATCATTGTCGTCAGGAACGAGATCAGCTTTTGCGATCCCTTTGTTCACGCGGATCGAAGCGCATACGCGAGGGTATGTACCCTCTCCTGAGTTGCCATCGACAAGCTTGCACTGTGTATATAAAAATCTTTTTGATGTGCGCGTTACTTTCTTCGTCTCTATGAAGTCCTGGAACTGAGCATCGATACCCTCTGCCTGTCCGACACAGGTACCTTTGTCCTTTTGATTTTCGACTGGCATCTCTGAGATGTCAGTGATGTTCTTCGTAGGGTGAACAGACACGTCTACGCCGAGAGCTGAAGCCACTGCAGAGAGTGGTATGTCTCGATTATCTTTTTCATTTTTTAATGCTCCGAGTGGATATTCTTTCATAAAATTATTTACCATTATTTTGCAAAGCTTCGACTGCTTTGAGGTGATCACCCATCATGTCCATGAGTTCTGTCAGCTTCTCTGCTGTGTGCTTAGCGAGTCCGTTCGTCTCCATGCCGATCTTCATCGCTTCGAGCATCTGTCTCTGAAAGTCCAGGGTATTCTTATCGCGTCCCTGCAGTACCTCGATCAGTGTACCGTTCTCCTTTTCAAGCTCATCGACTTTCTTCGTAAGGCTTTCGATGTCTTTGCTTTGCTGATTGACCTTGATCTCTAGCTGATCGACTGTCTCTTTGAGGATATTGATCAAGCGATCATCAGCGTTGTCACTTTTTCCTTTGAATACCCCGACACCATAAAACACCGCAGTCGCGATGATTGCGATCGATCCTGCGATGGCTATGATGACACCTGGAATTGTAGTAAAAAATGCTTCCATAAAATACTAATAGTAAACCTCGATTATATATCCGAGAGTTGTTGATCCTGGTGAACTTGTAAGAGTGTTCACAAGGTTAAGACTTGCGTTTGTAATTGCACCTAGGGTAAATCTTTGAGTACCCATTCCACCATAGTTATATTCCATGAGGTATGAAGAGGATCCACCAGTTGAATTGTATCCGTTTGTACTTCCTTGCATTGAGTTCATCGTATTGTATGTGATCGTTTGACCATCATTAGATATCTTTGCAGTACCAACAGCAAGCAAACGATCTCCTGCGTTTGGTGATGTACCCATCACAAAAGTTGTAACTCTTACAAAGCTAGGTATTGCGCCTAGAGCATGATTGACTGCAGTGTTTCCGCTTGCTGATCCTCCTCCTATCGTTCCAGTCTGAATATATACACGATCTCTCATTTTGTTGTTCAAAAGTGAGTCGTTTATTTTTCCTGTAGATGGATCAGCTTGTACGATCTGTCCCTTGTTTCCCTCTAACGATTTGAAATATAGATCGATAGTTCCATCAGCAAGCCAGCCATCAGTTGTGTTCCAATATTTTACTGATCCTGAAGCGTATCCACCTGCTGAGTTTGTTCCGAGGTTCGGGTGATTTGTGTTATCTGCAGTAGATATTGTGATGACGATCCAGTACAAATTTCCTGCAACGATAGACGCATACTCAGAAGCAAACAAAACTTCAAATTCTCCCACAGGCAAAGCATTGTATACAGCATTTGAAAGTACACCAGAAGCCAAGTCTGAGCCACTAGGTGATCCTGATGAGTCAGCCTGAAGTGATACTGTTACCGTTCCAGTGAATGATCCTGAGTTTGCAATTTTATAAAGTCTTGCACCTCTTATTTTTGTTTTTGTAGGAATGAAAGACTGAGCAAGTTTATTTTTCTTTAATGTAGTGTTCGCTTCTCCTACTACTTCAGTAGCGTTCTGTGTTGTCTGTGATTGATCAGCAAGACCTGCTGATGATGCCGTAGACATAGAACTTTGAACTGAGTAGGTTGTTGAATTATCTCTATATTTCAGTGTGTGAGTTGTTGAGTTGTACCAAAATTGACCCTCTACAGGTGAAGCAGGATCGGAAGCAAGAACTGAAAAGCTGATCACTTCGGGTGAAAGTGTGAAAGACTGATTTGTCTTTGACTTTATGCGAGTATCAGCAATCTCAGAAGTTGTGATCGATGTGTCAGCATTTGCGACCGTAATGTCTGCAAGTCTGATCCACCCATCTGATCCGAGAGCTGTAGTGATTGCGCCATCAGAAAGAGGAGAGGTGCTTGTACCTGGTATATATTCGAGAGTAGCAATATTGCTCTTTGTTATGTTCGGCTCAGTAGCAACAGAGACGCGAAGCACAACAGCACCAACACGGTTTGCACCTGAAGAGTTTGCAGGAATTGTGACGTTCACGTTTGCATCGTTTTCTACGAATACCTTGAAAGTTTTGCCTGACTTTGTGATCTCTACGAGAGCCTTGCCGACTGCCACCTGGACAGACATATTCGGAGAAGCCTGCTGTACAACAGCGAAGCCCAATACTCCTGCTGAACTGGCAACGATGCCTTTTTCAAAAAGGGAAGTTTGCAGTGACGCAAGATCGCTGTCGTCATAGAGAGCCACTGTGCTATTGATGAAATATGTCTTTATCATATAAATAATTATATCTTATTAAACTTGTTTTTCTAATAGTTCGAGCCTCTTGTCACGATCTGCAAGCTTCTGCACAAGTAGGTTCGGGAGATCATTGATGCGGATAGAGATGACCTTTTGATCTCCGTTAAACTTGACCGACTTTTGCATGATCTGAAAAGTGTCATTGATGTTCACAAGGGGGTTCTTCAGTCTTATTTTTACTAGATCACCCATCTCGAAATTGTCATTGACGTTCGGCTTCAAGCTGAGCTTAGGGGAGTATATGCGATCAGCGATCTCGTACTGTGTAAACTCATCGAGAACGCCCTGAGTGTTTACTACACGAAAATCCTTAAAACGCTCGATCGTGCCGTATTTTCCTTGCAAAGTCACGTCTGTTTGAGTCGATGTGAGAGCATCAGACTTGCCGTATGACTTCGTGACGATGTTCTCGCCGTCATCTTCCACCTCGAAGCTCATCAGGTTTGCATTCGCGATTTGATCCACGTTGTAGCGGAATAGGATCGATGATGATTTGTCCGTACCGATCTGAGGAGCGACCGTGAGAGTGCGATCCTTGATCTCGAACTGATTGCCAGTTGCCTCACAAATTTGCTTCAAAACAGTCCAGGCATCAGCCCTGTTGAAAGTGAGGTTTACCGTACCAATACCTGACAGTGTGCCGATCGATATGCCAGTATCCTCGCTCGCATTGATGTCGTTCATGAGAGTGGTGACGACATCGTTCACTGCTCCTGAGAGAGTGTATGCGTTGCCGACAAGTCTCTTCTTCAGAATGAAAGGAAGCTCACGGCATCGAATGTCTGCAGTGTCGAGCTTGACGATTTTCTGTGTGATGATCCCTGTGAATTTGACCACGCCGTCCTCTATGATCTTCACGCGATTGTAGAGGTTCAGATTTGCGTCACTCATCTTTGCTCGATTGAGTTTGATAGTGAACGAACAATCTCCGATCTCAGCGCGTGCTCGCTGATGCTGAAGACCAGTAAAATCTTGCTCCACGAATGTAGCAAGTTTTACGAATGTTTTGCTGTAAATTTTGATCTGTATCATATTTATATTTTAGTCGAATTGAATACGACTGAAAATGCGCCTGCAGGAGTTCGACTGTTCTCATCTGCTGTGTACATGATCGTGTTCGTTCCTGCTTTGAGCAGAATGAACTCGCTCGCGTCATCGATGTCTGCTGAACGATCCGCGCCTGTTTGATCGATCACCGTACCCTCCTTGCTATCGATCTCGATGTATTCCGTATCGTCTGCAAGTGTGAGGTTCATCTTGAACACTTTGCCTGTCTCATTGTTGTGGATCGTAGGGTTTGTTACGACACCGTCTGCTTCTCCGTAGTATCGAATAAGTGTGTGTGCCTGCATCGTTCCGTCATTGATCACTGTGAGTCCGTTTACTGAAGAAAGACCAATTGTGAAAGGTATGAGAGTGGGGAGTGTGACACCATACAAGTAGTATCCGCGAGTTCCGTTTCCAGTGATAGGATCGGAGCTGAGTATAAAAGGATTGTTTGTCTTCAGTGAGAAAATGAAATCGAGCTTGTATATCTCTTTCATGTTTCGTGTGAACTTCGGAGATCGATTGATCTTTGCATCGAAGCTCCACTCTGCGCCAGTTGCATCGATCCAGGATACTGTGACATATCCGTCATTGTCTTCTTCAGGCTGAAGAGGTAGAGAGAGCACGCGCACGATCTGAGATTTTATATTCTCGACTGCTTCCTCATCGTCACCTATGATGATCCCTGCGAACGTGATCGCTCGCTTTCCGAAGTAGCTGAAGAAGTCCCATATACCATGCTGACCCTGCAGATCGATCTCGCTGTTCTTCACATCGATGTCCATCTCAGGATATTGCTGAAGCGCGATAAAATTATTCGGATCAGTGATGTGATCATTGATCTTGAATGAGTCGCCGAGCTTGTTTGTAATTGTGTAAGTGTATCCAATCATAAATATATTTTACAGCTTTCCGAGTTCCCACGCGATCTCTTTTGCGACCGCCGAAGCATCGAGTCGATCCCCCATGCCGTTTGCTTGTACATTGATCGGAGCATTGATCGTACTGTTGTTTGTGTTGCCCCCACCTCTTCGCACGTCTTCGAGCTGTGATACGAGTCCAGGAAAACCGCGCACCATATTTGCAGGGATCACGAACTCGCCAGGGTGAACTTCACCGCCGTCTGATCCTACAAAGCCACCTGAAGCAAATTGCTTCTTTGCGGTTCCACCTTGCATGTTCTGAAGCTGTTGCTGTAGAGAGATTGCTGATCGGAGAGCGTTTGCCATCTGACCATATTTTGCGATCGCGTTTGAAGCGAAAGCGTCCACGTCTGCCTTGCGAAGATTGAGCTGTGTTTTGAGGAATGTAGAGAGTTCGAGTTCAAGAGCTTCCTGCTGTGTGATCTTCTCGCGGATCGCAGTGACCTCAGCGATAAGAGTGTCAGTGAGCAAGAGCAGTTTTTCTTTCTGCAGTGCCTCTTCACGAGCGAACGCATCGAGCGCACGCAATTCTTCTTCACGCTTGATCTGATCTTTGAGCGCAGTGACGTTTGTGAGAGCTGTAAGACCCTCCTTGTCAGCATCGATGCCTGCATCAGTGAGCTTCTTCTTGATCTCTGCGATAGTGTCAGCTTGTCGCTTCTCATAGTCTGCACGAGACTGAATGATGCGCTGTTGCTCTGCGAGCTGATCACGGAGATCGCTTGTGTCTGTGCCTGCATCAGCCTTGCCGATCTCTTTCTTCAGGCTCTTGATCTTCTCTTCAGCATCGACAAAGATGTCCACGAGATTGCCTGAGTCGCTGATCGAACTCTTGAAATCATCATTGAACTTCTTGAAGCTCTTTTTTAAGTCATCATTGAGTGATGCGACATTCTCTTTGATCGATTGAATGACATCAAGAAATTTCTGCTTATAGTTGTCACTTGCTTCAGAGAGTTTTTTGAGTGCATCTTCCTGAGACTGTGTGAGCGCAGTTTCCTGTGCCTGTACCTTGTTTGATGCGTCCTTTGCCTCTGTGAGAGCGTCCTGAGCCTTTGCAGTCTCTTCATAGACAGTCTTTGCATCTGCCATCGTCTTGATGTTGTCGCCCATGTTCTTCGTAGTAGAGAGCATCTGATTTGCAAGCTTCTCGTTTGAAGCCAGGAGTCCATCGACTGCCTTGCTAGAGTTCTCGAAAGTATCAGAAAAATCGAAGCCGTTTTTGATTGCGTCCACTGCCTCACCGAAGTCACCTGACAAAACCTTTTTCATCGCAGTACCGATCGAAGTGATCGCCGATCCTACCTGCTTGAATACACCGATCACGTCCTTACCGAACGCAAAAGTGATCTTCCCTGTTTGATATAAAATATTCCCTGCAGACACAAGACCCAAGCCGAGAAGCTTGATTGTGTTTATTACAAAACCGAGCACGCCTGCGACAAACGTCATGGCTACGCCGAACTTATTGCCTCCATCTGCAGTGATGCCGAAGTCTGCGACCGTATCAGCAAGCTCTCCACCGAGGACGCTGAGAGCGACTGACAAGCCCTTTCCGACTGCGACCTGCAAATCTTCCATCACGTCCTTTGCCTTGTTTATCTTTCCCTGGAATGAGTTACCAAGAGCCTCACCTGCTCCCTTTGCATTTTCATCGAGCACTTGCATGAGGAGAGCAGTACGCTTTGCCTGATCGCCTGTTTCAGCGAGAGCCTTTGCCGTCTTAGGATCGATCACCACGTTCTGACGTGTGAGGATACCTGCGTCACCTGTGGCGACTACACGACCGACTGCCTTTGCTGTACCTGCTACATCGATCTCACCACCGTTTGCCTTTGCGTTTGCGACTGCGAGATCGACAATGCCACCCAAAAGCTTCTTTTGGTTTTCAATCTTGATCTGATCCTGCGCGAGTATCTGTGCGCCCTGGCGAATTGTTTTGTCATCGACTGATGTCTTGTCTTCGAGAGCCTTGACATAATCGTTCATTGAGTTGATCTGCTCTTTTGTGGTACCTGCTACGTTCTGCTGAGCGTTGTTGAACTGAATAGCTGACTGCTGAGCGTTAGCATACGCCTGCAGTGATGCTTTACCGAAATCGACAGCGAGCTTTGCAAGATAAGCAAGCCCTGCGAACTTTGCAAGGTTTTTGAGAGAGTCACCGAAAGATTTTGTTTTCTTGTCAGTGTCCTCCAATTTTTTGCCGATGTCTTGTACTGCAGTCTCAGACTTCTTCAGCTCTGTTTTCAAGCCGTCCATGTCTCCTGAGATTTTGTATACCAATTCACCGATTGTCTGTTTGTCGCTCATAAAATTAGTGTTCTTTGTTCGTTACTCTTTTAATGACGTTACAGTTTGCACAGAGTAGCTGATACTTGCCCTCTGAAGTGCATACATCACGATATAGAGCATTGACGCTGTTTAGCTTGCCTGCGACACGCTCTCTGTTGCCTCCACCGTTTACATGATCGACCTGTAAAGCTCTCGTGTCAGCGAAGCCACATTTGACGCACTTACCCCCAAGCACTTCGATGATCTTCAGCCTCAGACTGACTCTGTAATTTGTCTTTGCGATCGCATTCTTTTCGATGCCTATCTGAGTCTGTTTGTAAGGCACACCATTCTTAAATCTACCCACGCCAAGAGTGTGACCTTTTTGAAAGCCTTGACTATTTTTGTGTGTGTAAATTCCTGATGTCATGATGTTTTATCGTCCGATTTTTCGGAGTTGCTTACGGAGTTGATTGATTGTGTCATCGACAGGCACCTCAGCTCCTTTGCTTCTTCTAATTTTATCATAGCTTCCCTCTTTTAATTCTCCGACTTGCTCTTTCATGTAGATCAGACTGTCGTGATATTCGTACAGTTCATCAGCATAGAGCTTTCGAAGCTCTAAAAGAGAAAAGCCGTTCATGACTAAATAAGTCACGAGACGGCGCATCTCCCTGAGTTCAGTAGCAGTGTCTACTTTTTCAGTTTTTTTTTTGAGTCAGGTTGAGCCTGAGTCAATTTGCGAGCTGTAAGCTCACGGTATTCGTTGAAGAAACCGATGATCTCTAGTGCCTCATTGTGTGTGACGTGTGATCGAAGATACGCCTCATCGACCTCATCGTTCAATGCGCTGAAGATAATCTCTAGCTGTGCAAAAACATTGTTCCAAAATAGAACGATGTTTGCATCAGCTTCAGGAGTACCCTCAGACACTTTGACCGACTTGATCTGCTCTTCTTTTTCTTTCAGCTCTAATAACCTCTCGACTTCCTCGACAGTGAACTCACTAGGAATTTTGTACGATACGCCATCGCCAAGCTTGACGATGTTGTGTCGTCTCTTTTTGTAGAGATCGAGTGATTGCATAGAGCTAGAAAATAAGAACTTAAACGATTTGCTGTTCGTCCACGATCTCCACGATGTCGCCCTGGAAATCAATAGGCATGATCGCTACGTTGTCCTCAGCATCACCTGCGAAGTCCATAGAGATCGGCGCGAAGTTTGTACCGTTCTGAACATCGATGCGGAACTCTTTACCGTTCTCATCAGTGTTCACGATACGCAAACATTTCAGCGTCTTTGTGCCAGTGTCGTTGAATGTAAGCTTTTTACTTGCGTTCGGAGTGTAAGAATAATCTACAGTGATCGCACCTGCTTGTGCAGTAAGTGGAACGATGTAGGTGTATCCAAGCTCACCATTTGATCCATCACCGACATACGTCTTGTAATCAGTGTTAAGAGTCAAAGTACCTGGTGCTTTCACCACGATAGATGTCACGATTGTGTTCGCGCCATTCTTGTAGTTGAGCTTGATAGGGCTTGCTACTGTCCACCCTGTACCATGAGCTTCACCAGTGACAGTCGTAGGTGTAGACGCTACGACAGTGAGGTTCAAGAAACCTCCATCGAATTGCGCCATGTTTGTAAGATTGATCTCAGCAAGATCGAAAGTGATCTGTGCTTTCTTACCGAGAACGAACTTTTTGAGATCGTCCACGTTGTCGAACTTGATCGCTTGATTTTCTACAAGCGACTTGAAAACAGGATTGCGAAGCGCACCAACATCTACGAGAGCGTTGAATGCGTTACCAATCATGACTCGTACTGATCCTTTTCGGATAGCAGGAGCTTTTTGAATTGTTGTTTGCATAACTTTATTTTTGAGCTTTCGCCCTGGTTAAACTAACGAATAATAATTTACCGCTACACGTCTATGGCACTAGAGTTTTGCGATACAGATCGAATGATCTTGCATCAATTATAGCGCAATAAATCGTGAGCAGAAAAGGCTTAATCGACCAAAACCTTGAAAAGTGTTTTGTCGATCATCATAAACCTGCGAGCCTCAGATCGAGTCACCTCGATCACTTCGCCCACCTGTCGCACCTTACCGCCGATCGTTGTTTCCCGTGTAACCTCTAGGCGCATCATGCCGTTAGAGGGGGAGTGACCTGTGCGGATTTGCCTATCATTGACTGTGTTTGATGTGTTCATACGCTTATTTTAGCTTGAAATAATACGTTGCCTCACGCTGATACAGTCCCTCATTGTCGAGGGGCTTGCCGAGATCGCTCTCGCTCGACCGTTGCGAGTAGATGACGACTGTATCGTCTTCGCCTGCTCCTGGCTCATATCTGAAATCATTGAAAAGATCGAAGAGGGCTTTTGCCGTCTCTGCAGTCTTTCCATGTGAGGCACTGAAGATATTGAACTGTACATTTACAGATCGGCTTGCAGGGTACACATCTCTTGTGGTGATCAGAGTGAAAGTGATCGCTACATCGAAGCCGTCCTCACCGCGAGGGATCACATTCGGGTATATGTAAAAATCATCACTGCCTTTGTGCAAGAGTGTCTGCAGTGTGGGATCGTTTGTGATCTTGTCGTAAATAAATTGCTCTATCATATAAATATTATACTACTTTTTTGCTTAGCTCATCATCGAAAATTTGCTGTATCTGATCCTCTGATTGAGCAACACCCTTACGAAACATCGCGCGTGGTGCCATATGCCTTGTACCGAACTCGACATACACGGCATAGTTCATCTCTTTGCCGTCTGTAAGTGGTGCAGTGTATATCTCACCTGCGAATGGATTGAGAAGACGCTGAGTGATTGAACGGCGAAGAGTACCATGCTTCACTGGCGTGTTCACTTTTATATTGCGATCAAGAACTGCGAGCGACTTCTGTACTGCTATTGAAATATTTTTGCCGATGCCAGTAAGTGCTTCATCAGTGTGATCATTGAATTTGACTGATGCTTTGAGCATAACTTTATTTTAATCGTGATCGATCAGTCGTGCCACCACTTCGAGATGATGTACTGACGATGCACCTGAGACTTTGTTCACCTTGATCACGTCATATTGCTGTGACTCGAACTCGATCATGTTACCGCGTGCGATCACTGCGTCTGACTTGAAAAAGAAAAGATCATCATCGGTATTGATGCGAAGCTTTGTGTCCTCGATGCTAGGGCTTGAAGCAGGCTGATGTCTGCATGCCACGTTGCTCGCGACTGTAGTCCATGAGGCGATCTTTTCGTACCCTGTTTTGTTTAGAGTCTTCGCTTTGATCGTGCATGTGTGAATGAGTAAAGAGATGAATGTCATAAGCTTATATAACTATACGGCGATAGCTTGCGATGATCGACTTTGCCATCACAAAATCTTTCTCTTGCTGATCGTTCATATAGGTGACAGAGTAGTTGCCGATCTGTTCTGTACGAGCCTGACCTTTGAGAGTCTGATTGTTGAGGATACCTGCCACGAGGATCGTGCAGGCTGTCTTGATGTCTGCAGGAAGCACCTTGTTCATGGCTTGAATTGCCGTCACAGAGACGTTTTGCATGCCTTTGGTGAATATCCTATCAGGGAGCGCAATACGGCTCGTGTAGCCCTTATTTGCAGGGTATTTGACTATCTCTGAGGTGAGATCGACACCATCGACTTTGACCTCTGTGATGTCCACGCAGTCCTTGATCAAGATCAGGCGAGTGCCGTCACC